GTAATCAATTTTACAACTTTAATCATGTTACAACAATCTCTTCTATAAATTTAAAAGCACATTCTTCATTATAAAATATTTTAAAGAAATATGCAAGTGTTAACGGGTTATGAAAAAACACTAATATCTGATCATCAAAAACACTGGCTTTAATAACCCAGTTTTTTCTTCTGACAGGTATTAGTGATAGTATGATCATGATCCTCTAAAACGGTTCAAATGTCTTTTAGCTAATGCTCTTTTAGTTTCGATAATAATATTTAGTAATTTTTTAAACATTAGATCATCCCCCGTCTGATTAGTATATCAACTCTTGTTTGCAGGTCCTTGTGATCTACAGAATCTTTAAGATACATCTCAACTTCATTCTGGTAGGATGGTGTGAATGCTTTTCTTACCCATGACCAAAAATCTGACATAGTAGGAGCATGAACGCCCCCTAGTGCTTCTAATTCTTTATACATAGCTTTTCCTTGTCTTGTGAACAAATTAAAAAGCCCCCGAAGGGGCTTAGCCTTACAGGTCGCGATCTTGTGGATCTTCTGTAAGTAGTTGAGGTTTAGTTTTTTTAGGTTTAGCTTCTGAAGTATCTTTAACTTCGATCTTCTTAGGCTTTTTATGCTCGGGGATAATACGCTCTAAAAATACTTTAAGCATACCATTGAACATTTCAGCATTTTGAACTTCGATTTGATCATCGAGTGCAAACGTACGGGTGAAGGCACGGTTGGCAATTCCCTTGAACAAGAAATTATCTTCGGTTTCGTTTGATTGAACATTACCCTTAATTAACATCTTACCGTCAACAAGTTCGATCTCGATATCTTGTCTGGCGAAACCAGCAACAGCTACTTCAACAACGTAAGTATTGTCACCTGTCTTTTTAATATTGTAAGGGGGATAGTTAGGAATGTTTTTTGTCATGTCGTCATGCATTTTAGCAAGACGTGAGAACTGATCGTCAAAACCAACAAAAAATTTATCCATGTCCTTGAATCCGGGACCAAATGTTGTTAGTAATGTCATATCAAGATCCCTTCTTTTTAGTACCTGTAATTGCATTTGCAAATGTTTCAGAAGCAATGGTCATAACATCACTTGCTGACTTAGCAATTTGCTTTGTAAAGACACGTTGTGCCTCGACGAAATCAACTAAAGGTTTTTTAAGGGATTCTTCCTGCACTGTTTGTTTGAGGAAGGTGATTTTGGCGTCTTGAATTGAATCGATAGCCATGTTTGCGTAGAACATAAAGTTTCTCCTATTAAGCGAGTTTAAAATTCGATACCCCGAAGGCATATCATTAATCCAGCTTACCGACTACTGGGGTGCCTTATCGTTGCACCGGCTTTAGACGCTCCTAAGGTAGAAGAGCCTGTAACGTTCCCATCCCGGGGATATATTATATATGCTTTTACTCGTCAGAATCTACTCTTTTTTTACCAATATTATATTTGGTTTGTAGATCCCATTCGTGCTTATCTTTATGTGCAATTACTTTAATCTGCGATAAAGGAGCAAGATCGGTAAACTTAGTAGCATCTATAATCTTAACCAGACCCCAATCGGATAGGAGTTTGGCAATTGTATTTCTACGTTCTAGATCGTTATCTGATAAGTCAGCTTGCTTCCCATCTAAGGCAAAGAGCTCTTTAAAGTGAACGATATAGTATTTTCCTTGTTTATGTAAAATGTGGCAAGATTGATATAGAATCTTATCTTTTCTTGAAGCGACGCCAATTCTGGTTAACGTTTCTCTAACTTTAAGAAAATCATCTGGTTGAACGAGAAGGACTTCTAGGGGTGCATATCCAGGTAAGTCAATCTTGAAGTACTCGTTTGACATTATTAATTCCACCTTTTTCTAATTTTTGTTTTATCAGGTCAATTTGGGATTGATCTAGAAGGGGGAGTACCTGGCGTGCTTTATCTGTGCTATAACCATAGTATTGTTTAATTACTTCTATCGATTCAATCTTCTCAGCTTTGATCCACTTGTTATAGCGTTTCTTAGGCCTAATGTTATTTATTAGAAATTGGAATTGGAGTTTCTTGTCTAAATGAGGTCTAGAGTTCATCTCATTTGCCTGGATTACGGTATCAGCGCCGTACGAGAGTCCTTTATTTACGATATATGGAACATACTGCTTTTCAGCCCAATCATCTACCATAAGATCGTTCTTATTATAGGTAATTGCATTAATAAAATCGAAAGGTGATATAGCAGGTGCTTTATAAGGCTCAACTACTATCTCTACTTTAGGTTCCCCAAACATCAGAACACCATCCTAATTAGACCGATTGTGTCGATCGTGGTGAGTAGTAGATAGTTGGCGAGCATTCCAAATGATTTCCTAGTGTAAGCAGCCCAAGCATACAGAGCGCAGCCAGCGATCCAAATAGGATACAAAACAAGAAGCGGTGGAGTAGGGACTGTAGCGGCCATAGTGATGCTACAACCAATACTAATGCCCCAAGCAAGCAACTCGATAACAAAGCGTACAGGATGAGAATTAAAATCATCTTTTATCCATTCAAATGTAGGTTTTAATAAATCGTTCATTTAAGTTCCACCGATGCCATAATTTCAGTCAAGCATGCAACTAGATTAATTTCTTGATCGGCAACAAATGCAGACTTATACTGATAATCAGCAATCGTTAATACCAGCTGCGGTACTTGATTGGTGATAGGTATCAGTGTATCGTATATCTTGCGAAATAAAGATACTGGGTCATTATCTAAATTATTAACTACCCATGTGCGCATCTTTTTCCAGTCTTTATCTTTAATAGCATCGACCAGGTCCTTCATATTAGCTTCGCTAACGTTAACCAGTATACCCTCGTCAATAGAACCAGACTGTGAGTAGCGCTGGAGCTCGTTTAACGTTCTACGAAAGTCAGGGAAGTGCTTTTGAACAACTTTAACTACTACCTTCTGATCAAAGGGAATAGATTCTTGTTCCAGAATATTACAAACTCGCTTAAAGAAGTTAGCTGCAATAGTAGGCTTATCAGCATTAGGAATCTTGAACTCAATTACTGCACACCTTGAATGCAAGGGCGGTATAATACGATTCTTAAAATTACACGTTAAAATGAATCGGCAATTACTTGCAAACTCTTCAATAAATCCACGTAAGGCAGGTTGAGTAGAGTTAGGATTAAGGTAGTCAGCCTCATCTAAGATAACTACTTTAGTATTACCTGTAAAGGAAACAGTAGATGCAAATTGCTTAATTTTAGTACGTAGCACATCAATACCTGACTCTTCTGATCCGTTAATAATCATATAGTCAGTTTGCAATTCCTCACACAAGGCTCTAGCAACGGTAGTCTTGCCAGTACCTGCAGTACCGCATAGTAGCATATTCTGAATCTCACCTTTAGCAACCATTTGCTTAAAGTACTCTTTCTGAGACTCAGGTAATATACAGTCGTCAATCTTCCTAGGGCGATATTTTTCTACCCAGATAAAATGCTCAGTCATACTACAGCCCTCAAACTACTGAACCAGGTTCGGCAGCAATCCAGTACTGGAGTTGTCTTGACTCATGCTTAAAGTGAAGGAACTTAGCTTTACCGTTAGGTGTCTTAGCTACCGTAATATCATACGCATCAGGAATAACTTTTAAGTTCTCTACTGCAATGAATACATCGAAGTCATCGAATGATGTACCAAGACTCTTCTTAAAGTTAGACGATGTATCATTCTTACGATCACTTACAGATAATGTGACTGCCTGGTTCTTACAGGTAACAGAAATAGTAGGCGCCCCAGTGATAGCGGCCGCTTTCATAATCATCTGAATGTCTTCTGCAGTCACCTTGAACTTATAAACATCAGTATGTTCAATCTCATTGGTAGGTGCGGCAGTTACAATCTCTGGATTAGAGTAATAGTATTCAAACTTACCTGCCGGGCTCGTAATACCAATACACTTATCGGCAAAGTCAATCTCTTGACTATCGGTCAACGTCCACATAGCAAGAAGAGAGTTAAGATCGTAGATGGCAAACTCTTTAGGAATAGTTTCCTTAATAGTAGCCTTAGCAAAGATGTTTTTTGCGTTAGAGATAGTACTTACAGCGTCACCTTCTTTAAATACAATATTAGTATTAATAGATGCAAAGTTCTTCAACAACGCAATAGTTTCACTTCCAATTTTCATAATGTAGTCCTCATAATTACATATTATAATATCATTTCCAGTTCAGTGCTACTTCTTTCGTTGGCATGGTACCATTATATTTGTCAATACAATATTGCCGTTCTTTTACATCTAGTTCTTGAAACTTTGGATCCCTAAATGCCGATGACCCATGCTCTCTAAAGCAAACCAAAACGTCATCTATCATAATGGGGTCGCCGTGGTAGTAATAAGACCGGTAGAAGTACTCACCATCTACAATCCACAGTAAGTCATCATCCATTTCGATTGCACATTCTCGTCTTACGGCATAGTTAGAAGGATTACCGGTAGTATTGTCACCATTAACATACTTGTTACCATACCACGGTTTTCTGGTATCAAAGAATTGTGTACGTTCTTCATTCGAGTGAGTAAACCCAGAGATGAGCCATGTACCATCAGGGTTAGTACGCTCAAATGCATTAATTATCTTTAGTAATGCATCTGGATCTACAAAGAAATCATCCATATAGAGCAATTTAATTATGTCACCAGTTGCATGCCTGACAGCATTATTTACATTATTAGCAGCGTTCTTTTTGCCGCTGGTATTTTTAAAGTACTTAATATCCAAGACGTGAGAAAAAGTATCACATATTACTTTGAGGTTATCACCTTCACTTTGATCCGAAATAACAATATCAAAGTCTTTAAATGACTGATACATTAAATGTGAAAGATACTCAACTAAGAACTTTTCAGCTGTTTTACCCTTCATAGTATAGACCGGACAACAAATAGAAATTTTAGACATAATCAACACATATCCCGTGAATACCTAATAACTTATACTTCTCGAAATCTACTTTAGGTTGAAAGTCAAGAAGAACCTGGGTGTAAGAAAATACATTTTGTGGTTTAGGGTACGTCCAAACAAACCCTTGAGATGTAAGGGTGTAATCGTCTTTGTCATGTAGGAAATAATTAAAACCCCTGTACTTAGACAGTTCAGTACTTGCTTGAAGATTTTTACAATGTATCCATAATCTTGTTTTCATTGATACAAGATAATCCATAGGTACAAAATATGTTGGTTCATCATGACCAAGATACAAATCGTTATTATGAACCCAGAGATCAATCTCTATATCGTGTCCCTGTCTGATACAGTAGTCAATAACCTCTGGTTTATTTTCATTCTCTGGATCAGGTCCGAACGTGTTACCTCGATGACAAATAATTTTCATTAAATTAACTTAGGTGCACCAAGTGGTTGTACATTAAGATATTTCTTCCAAGGTTGCCCTTTATCAACGCGTTTGAGCTTAGTAAAACCTCTTTTACGAATAATGATATTATCACCTGGTTCATACTTACCGTCAATACATTCTTTTACCACTTCAGCTACTTGTAGAGTAGATAGTCTGGTTCGCTTATCTTCTCCTGGGTAGTCATGTTCTCTCATTTTTGTATCTACGCGACCGGGGCTAACTGAATATGCTTTATAACCTTCAAATCCTAAAGACTGTACGAAAGAAATTACACCAGACTTTGATGCAGAGTACCCGCTGTGCTCAGGTTTACCGTACATACCAGCGACTGATGCAATAAAGATCATAGTCTTAACATCCCAGTTAATAGATGCCCGGGCAATTAAATAACTACCGAGTAAGTTAACTTCAATTTCTTCCTGCCAGTGTTTAATATTTGAATCTTTAACCACCTGTACATGGGAAATACCTGCACAATTAACGATTACGTCTGGTTTATATTTTTCTAGTGATGCGCAGATTTGATTATAGTCTCTAACATCACATTCTTCTTTTGGAACATTTATAGTATCTGGATAAAGTTGTTTAATACCTTCACCAATATCACTCTTACCGAAAATCAAAACTTTCATAATACAACGTCTCCGTTTTCAACTTTATCTAAAAATATTTCTAATTCGTAAGGCGTACCGAGCATATGTTTTTTGTTAACGTCCACTTCGTATACCGAAACATTACCTAACCCTGCAATCAACTCATTGTATGCAGGTGCAATATAAAACTCGTTATTAGTTCTAATATTTTTAGCAATCATCATAATTACACTTTCGATATATTCATTACCATGTCGAAAGTAATAGATACCTGCACATGCTTTATCAGAAATAACTTTCTTTTCTGCTACTTCAACAACTTGGCCTTTTTTAACCTTTGCGTAACTATGATGAGGGTTAGTGGAATTAAAAACAACCAAGGATCCATCTCGGTCTTTAGACTTCTCAATAAAGTCATCAAAATCCCATTCAAGGTATTGATCGCAATTTGCAATAACTAATGGCTTAGCTGTGTTAATGTAAGGAAGTGCCATTAAAGTTGTACATGCAGCGCCCTCTGTAACGATATCTAGAGGAATAATAGTACCTTTTTGTTCTAGATATTCTTGAAGACCATTTTCAAGATGTTCTTTCAATGCAATAAAAATAAAATGGCATTCACCGTACTTCAACGTGAGTGAGTCAATGACGCGCTCAATCATTGGTACCCCGCACACATCAATCATTGGTTTTGGTTTATCATAACCGCTTTCAACAAATCTCTGGCCTCTACCAGCCATTGGAATAACTACATTAATCATTTAAATCCTTATTATGGAAAACGAGCTAGAATCTCTTCGTTAATTGGTATCTTACCGCGTAAGCGGTCTGTGTAATCTCTGGTACAAATACTTGTTAACAAATGTCCGCTTAGTTGAGGTTCTTCACTCATAAAGTGAATATTTTCCTGCCCTATAATTGGCGCAAGAATAGAATAAAAATTATGCATGTGATTGGGATCGAATCTTGCCAGCTCCGTAAACCCCTGAACTACCTGTTGATGTAAGCGAGCAGGCCAAGCATAGAAGGTATCACCAACAAACTGCTGACTTTCCCAGTACCCATTACCCTCCCGGGATACAAAGTTAAACTTATCCCAGTCTAAGTTAAAGTCTTCTAACTTTTTATTGTAGTGAACATCGAATCTCGACATAATGTAAAAGTCAATGTGTTCCTCATCCCCTGGCAGCGCTACTGCAGCCGATCGTGTGGGGTTTTGCTTACTACCCTCAAACGGCAAGCTAACTAGTCTTTTTGGATTAAGGAGTTTTGTAACTTCATCCAGTCTATCGTTATCATACGTTGCAACGTATTTGTATACTGAATGTTTAAACTGTAGAGGTTGTATTAAGTTACGATCAATGTTAGGAAAGCAATGATAGAAGTCTCTATTTGATTTATGACCGAAAGATATACCTGCAAAGATTAATGCTATATTCATATTCACCTTATCAATAATGTTTATTTATATTTCTGATTTTAGATTAATTGCAAACGGAAAATAATCTTTTCTAAAAACCAGATTTAACTTATCTTCATTTGTGACATGTTGTGATCCAAGACCTCTTGACTTATCTGACTCAGGGATTCTATTTTGTATTTGTAATTTACGGTCTAAAGTTTTTCTATTGAACGGCGACCAACCATACCAAAGAACTTTAAGTTTATCTGTATTAAAGTCAGAAAAATGTCTACCAAGTGGATAATTTACCCTATGTTTATTATGAATTAACCTAGGTCTTCTGGCAAGAGGATCCCTACCATGATAGTGAATACCATGATACTTTTGATCAATTAAAGGTTTACCGTAGATAGGGGACCGCTCAGGTTCTGCATCTACCATAATAAAACATGGAACTGTAATTTCTTGATTAGGTGTGTTATTCATTAGAGAATAATCCCCTACTAAAAACTCAGTTGTATTAAGACAAGTCTTCCAACCTAAAACAGTACTCTCTATGTCAGAGACTTCGTCGTCTATAAGTTTTGCATCAAAGAACTGATTTCTAGAATTTATAACAGTCCAGTCCGGGCATGTCTGTCTAATAATGCTTACAGAGTTATCTGTAGAGGCATAGTTAATCATTATACCGTGATTAAAGTATTTCTTATGATGCTCTAACCACCAAGGTAGTAAATACTCTTCATTATAAAAATGGGAAATTATCGTCTTGTACATACTACTTCAGGGAAGTATTTTAAAAAGTTAATTTTGTCTGATTTGCGAGTAAGAACTTTAAATTTTATCTCATCAAAAAAATTCCACGCCAGAGGCACAACGCATATTTCGCCTATCTCATTATAAAGTGTATCAGGGTGTAGTATAGGTATTTTTGAACCAGGACTAAACTTATTATGCTTTAATGTATTATCATCAACTATATAATCTAAGTTAAACTTAGAGAAATTCAAGAATGTATTACCCTTAGCAGCAGCCCCGTAGCCAATAACCTTAATACCTTGCTTTTGCAAAGCCTCAACCATTGCTTTTGTTTCTTTAGCAATGCGTATACAGTTATTTGCATACTTAAGCATAGTACGGTAGGTGAGTGTCTGTTCTTCTGTAATAAACTTCTCAGATTGATCCGGTAAGTCTTTAGATAGTACAAATACAAAACTTGTACCGTGTATAGGTGTACGGATTACATCAATAACATTCAACCCTGCCCGATGAGCTAGTGCACAAAAAGACTTAACACTAAAGAACGAAATATGCTCATGGTATATAGTATCAAACTGATTATTTACCACCATATCTGCCTGTGATGTCTGAATAAAAATACAACCATTTATATCCAATGCATCTTTACATGACTCTAAAAACTCTTTAGGGTATGAATTGTGCGCAAATACATTTTGTGCAGTAATGATATCAAACTTAGTATCAAATTGATCTGCAGATGTAAAATAATCACAAACAATAGAATGCTTTTTTGAGCTCTCAGGGTATAGATTTTCTGCTGGGTCAATACCATAGGTGGTAAAGCCTTTATCCTTGTAAGAGTCTAATTGGGTACCGTCATTGCATGCAATATCAAGAACTTTTTTACCCTTGGTATAATTACTAGTAAAATCTACAAACCAATCAAAATAATCTTTCAGCGTTTTGGTCGTACCGCTGACATACAGATAGTGTTTAAAAAGCTTGTCAGGATCTACCACATGGGTAAGCTGAATATGGGTACAGTCCATACAATAATTAATACCCAATGGGTAACTAAGCTCTTCCTCCTCAGCTGCTTCCAAATAACTATTAGCTAAAGGTTGGTTATTAAGATTTAAAATATCTTCTAGATTAGAACCCCCGCAACATAAACATTTATCTAGTTTCTTATAACTGTTATAGTCCAATGATAAAATATCTCTAATTTCTGACTTTGAAGCTTCATTCCATCGTCTATGAGACCCGGCAACATAATGTACCCCCATAACATTACCATTATTATTTCTAAAATAACAATTACCATATTCCGTGGCGTCTGTTTTCCAATTTTCTGAAAGAATATTGTTTTCAAAAATATGCTTACGGATTCTGTAACCTACTTCTACATAACCTGACGAACGATTAACTGCCAGCTCTTGCTCTGTAATAATCCAGGAGTGAGTCTTAGCTAGTTCTGTATCATAGTAAGCACCAAAGCATACAGGTATATTTTCAAAGGCTTTAGGGTTAATCGCTACCCAGCTTTTAGTATCTTTACCATCGTTATATTCAGTACCAATCGCCTTGTAACCTTGTTTAAATTTTTCTAAAACATAATCATGAATCTTATCATTAAGAATAAAATAATCAGAGTCTATGATTCCAACAATACTGGACTGTACATATTCTAACCCTTTCATGATTGCTCTACCATGGGAGAGACCATCAAACGTTGGTACACTTTCACATTTTACAAAGTGATCAATTATAGAGTCTGTACAGGTATCGGTAACCTGCTTTTCTGTATCTGGTGTATTATCTACAACAATAAGTCTGTAGTCTTTTTTAGGGAACAACCGCTTAAAATTCTCTACCTGTAATTCTAGTAGATCATAATTTTTATAGATAACTATAATGTAATCAATCATATTGGAAGTATTCGTTTCTAATTACTATTTGAGGGTTTTTATTTTTATAGCACTCGATTACATTTTCAATTACTGAATGAAGATTATCTTCATAGGTAAAATTACTAAGTACTTTAAATTTAGTAATATCAATAGCAAAATTATAAGCCCCGGGTACATTACCTTTATCAGTAATACTTACCTTTGTGTAGTCACTTACAATATTTGCAATACTTTCAACTGTTGAATTAAAGGATGCTAAATTAAAAATATTTGATGTAGCTTTATTTTTAATCATCGTTTCAACCGCTCTTGAAAGATCGCGAACGGATAATATAGGTCTTTTAATATGCTTATTTGTAATCGTAATATGGTTTTCGTAAAGCGCAGTATACACCATTGAGTTGATCATAAGATCACGTCGTATAACCGGTGAGCCACCGTTAACAGTACCAAACCGTAAACCTATAATGTTTCTACCTTCACTAATATATTTCATTGCAAGTAGATCAAGACTTACTTTAGTAAGGTCATAGTTATTAACAAAATCAATACTAATATCTTCTTCTGTATACATGGGTCTTGTATCTTTATCCCCATACACTGAAGCGCTACTTGCGTATATAATGGTTTGTCGATTATCGGTCTTTTCGACTAAGTTTTTAAAATTACGAACATTATTTTTCCAGGGTGATTCAAGTGGACCCTTACACCGTAGCACACTTGAATGACCAGCTAACAAAACAATATGAGTAAAGGAACTTAAGAATATTCTCCCTAGAAGATTATAATCAGTCTGTCTATTACCATACGTTTGAACGTCTATACCTTGTTTGGATAGATGTTCAAATAGATATGAACCGACATAACCTTCACCACCAATAATTAAAACTTTCATACGCCTGTATATTCATTCAACGTTTTAATTATATGCTCTTCCTCTGCTAACGTCAACCACCAACCGTTAGGTATACAAATTTGAGTATCTGTAAAGGATGTTACTCCTGGTAAGTCACCTTCTTTAAATTGAATTGTACTATCATACAGATCGTTTCTATAATGAACCGGGCTTGACATAATACCATTGTCTGTCAAGTATTGTGTAAAGTGATCTTTTAGACCTGCTTTAACGTGCATACTGAATAACCAGTATGAATTTGTTTCATCCCATTCAGGTAACGTTAGTAAAGGGTTATTAATTTTTGTAATAAACGATCTTGAGTTGCGACGACTACATGATACGGAATACTCTGCACCACTAATATTAGCTATGCCAATGGATGCATTAATATCGTTCATGTGAAACTTATAACCAACTTTGGTAATGTTTTGAGTACAACGGAACGATTCATTTTTAGTTCTATCTAACCCGTACCAGCGAAGAGTTCGCGCTTCATTTTCTTTATGTGGTGGGCAAATTAAAACACCTCCATCGCCAGTTGTTAGATACTTAATTGCTTGGAAGCTGTAGCAGATATAGTCGCCGCGCACTACATCTTTCGTATTAAATACATCCCAGGTGTGAGCAGCATCTTCAATAACAGGTACCCCAGTAGCTCTAAGTGATGCGTAATCACAGAACTTACCAGCCCAGTTAACCGCAATGATAGCTTTAGTTTTATCTGTAACTAATTTACTTACCGATACAGGGTCAATTAGACCTGTTAGAGGATCAATGTCAGCCCAGCGGATTCTCGCACCACTATGGATTGCACCTGTATTAGACGCAAAGCAAGTTTGAGGTGTTGCAATCACTTCATCCCCAGATCCTACATTAAGAATAGCTAGCGCAAGATCAATAGCAGAAGTACATGAATTAACTGTAACGGGTCTTGTCTTCGATTTAAGAGTACCCCATAACACATCTTCAAATTCTTCAACCTTAGGTCCTTGACCAATAAAGCCAGAATTAAGTACCTGCTCTACCAGACCAGCAGCCTGGTTTGACATCTTAACTTTAAATAACGGAATCATATTGATACTCCATGTAATGTAGTTTATCGTTCTCACCTGTTACTTTAAAGTTAAGGCTTTCGTATGTTTTAAATGCTCGTGTATTAGTCTTTAATACTTCAAGCCGAATAGGTAATGACTTGTGACATTGGTCGACAAGAAATTTAAAAATAACTTTACCTAATCCTTTATCTCTATATTCAGGTACTAGACCCCCGGTTAAGAGGAACTCATCTTCATTTTTATGAACAACACCAAAACCAGCATCGACAATACATACACCATGTTCAATAGCATATGCAATGTAGAGATCATATTTACGGAACGCAGTCTTGAACCACTCTTGTTGTTGCTCCGGGGTAATAAAGTCTGTACTTCGTGTCATATACTCACGACACTGATTACGCACTACGCGAAGATTTTCTGCCTCGGCAGGTGTAGTAACTCGTTTAAAGACTATTTGTGTCATATAAACACCTCATTAAATTTATTCATTACAGGTACAGGTTTAAATTGCTCTACCCTCTTCGTCCAATCTTCTTTAAAGTCAGGAAGATTGTGAAGTAGATAATTTAAATGACTTGCATCATTATATAATAGACCGCTGCCCTTTAACATATCTACATGGTTTAAATCATGACCATTATTCCATGCAAGGACCGGTTTATTAAGAGATAAGAACTCAGCTATCGATAGACCGAAACTCTCGCCTCGCTCCCTGGCGTGTAACATCGCATCACAAGTATTAATGAAGTCTGCTTTACGCTGTACGTCATGAATTTCGTTAATAAACTTTACATTGGGGTGAGACACAAATGGTTCAGTACCCATGAATAAAAATACAAACGTATCATTATCTTGAACCAGTTTAGAGATGTAGTCTTTGACAAATTTAATATCAAAGGTAAAATAGCCACCAAGACGTCCGATAACAATCTGATCAGGTCTGATACCCAGCGCTTCTCTATAGTCTTTAGTGGGTTTAGGTAAATCTACGATATGCGGAACGAACGGTAACTTACCATCAGACATCTTTTTAGATAACCATTCAGAAATATAAGCATACCTATCACCATGAGGTTCATAATGCTGAAATACGGAATGAATAGCAGTCTTTGTATTGGTTACCAGTTCGCCCTCTTTGTGACCGGCTCTGATAAAGTAAGCCATGTCGACCTTTTCTTTATCCACCAGATTCTGGAGCTGGCCGTCTTTATAGCAAACAATTTTAAATCGTTGTTTAAGGTTATGAAGTACTACTGCTTCAGTACCCATGTCTTTTTCGTACCCTAGACTTTCATTATATACAATCACACTTTCATTACCTAAGATTTCTTGATTGTATCTGGCATAGTCGGTAACTGCAACCGTAGTGCCGCGAAAGTTTAATGTATTAGCGTGAAATAATATTTTCATAGTGTAAATGTAATAGCTGAAGTAAAGAACTCAGTTGTAAATTCGTCTCTAGTTACCTGATCGCAACGCTTGACAAACATCTCAATGTTTTCTGCCATTCGTGATTGATACAGATGATATATTGAATTATCAAACACCGTACCTATACCATAGTAACCAAGATTGCTCAAAGACCATAGACCTTCAGAAGAAGGCTTCTCAAAATATGTAGGCATCAATGCACGATACTTCATACCTATTTCTTCAGCCATGTAACATATTTCTTCTGCGGTATCTGAACGGCGTGTTTCTGTAAATGACGGTTGACCTAGTTTATCATATGCCTTCTTAGAGATTGCATAGAAGCCAGGCGCGGCATAGATATGAGATTTAGGGGGAATGTGGTTTGAGACTTGAGCAATACCTACAAACGTATCGTGCTTGTTGGCATACTTAATATATTCTAAGTAGCGTCTATTAAGAGGTATACAATCGGGCTCCATAAACACAATAACATCACTTGTAGAGTTATTAATAACCCATTGCATCCATTGCCCATGGTTATGACCATCGCGGTTATCATAATTCATTGGAATCTTGAAGTAATCCATAACACGCTGATGAGCCGCCAGCATATCCTTGTCAACGTTATTCCAATGTAACGAATTAAACTCAACTTTCATATCACACTCCTATTTTATAATTATAATATAAACAAAAGAAAACCGCCACCAGGGCGGTTTATTTATTACCGAAATTTTATGTATTATTCCATTAAAACATAATCATTCTTATCTACACCACATTCTGGGCACAAGAAATCTTCTGGAAGCTCATCCCACTTTCCCTCAAGTTCTTCATCATGAACATGACCGCATACAATACAAACGTGATCCATTATAAATTCTCCAAGACTTGTTGATAGGCTTCTGCGTGACGTTTTTCTACCTTCTGTAGAGCGGTGAAGCGTTTTTCAGCTAACGCCAAAACCTTCTGAAATTGTTCAGCATGCTCTTTTGATTCTTCAATCTGAACCTTAGCTTCCATTACTGCAGACATGTTACCTTCTATCTCAGCTGCACGTTTAAAGTCTGGGTACATGGTTGTAAACTCATAAGTTTCCCCTTCAATAGCTTTCTCAAGGCATTCCTTTGTTGAGGGTTTACCAATAAGCAGTTCTAGGTGACCCCATGCATGGAGGATTTCTTGATCTGCAGTATGTTCAAAATGCTTAGCTACTTCTTCATACCCTTCTGCACGAGCAAGCTTTGCAAAATAACGATACTTAATATGAGCCATTGACTCTCCAGCCAATGCACTCTCTAAGTTCTTAGTTGTAATAGACATGTTTTCCTTTCAAAGATATATTATATAATTACTTATAGGTGTATACTATAGATTACCTATTGTATATTTCTATCATCACTATAGTTGGTACGAGTAGCCGGAGTCGAACCGGCACGCATTCGCGGCGGATTTTAAGTCCGCTGGGTCTACCAATTCCCCCATACTCGCATGTTTGGCCAGTCCAGAGAGATTCGAACTCCCGACCAACGCCTTAGAAGGGCGTTGCTCTATCCAACTGAGCTATGGACTGATATGTGGTACCCCAGAGGAGACTTGAACTCCTAAAATTTGGCTTCTAAGACCAACACGTATACCAATTCCGTCACCGGGGCAAAAAAAGACACTCTTGTTTGGATTCGAACCTTGTTCTAGTATTGTCTATCTGCGCTTCCCACAGTGCTGACAAGAGTGCATGAATATATATGGAGCGGGGTAAGAGAATCGAACTCTCCGCATGAGCTTGGAAGGCTCAGGTATTACCACTATACGAACCCCGCAAGTAAATCTGGAAGAGCGTAGGAGAATCGAACTCCTCTTCTTAGGATGAAAACCTAATGTCCTAACCGATAGACGAACGCTCCATTTGGCGGTCTCAAGGAGAATCGAACTCCTATTAATGGCGTGACAAGCCACCGTACTAACCGTTATACTATGAGACCTAAATTAGTTGCAGGCTACGTCTTCCACAATCGCCCCTACTTGAGTTGTTACCCTGTCCTTCCATTTTATTCTCGATGTCTGTGTGCAGTTAGGAGTCTGCCTATCAGAGTCTGCGGGGGTAGTTTCCATCCCTACGCTAACGGTTTTCTGCCACCGGACCTCTATCG